TGCGAAATGTGTTTAAGACTTCTGAGTCGGTCATAGGTAAATTAAATGTGCCGCCGTGGTCAGGTCGATGGCGGTGAAGTGGGGCGGTCAGGGGTTGGCCGCCTTGCTTCTTGTCTATATTTATGAGTCGGAGGCTTTCGCCTGCGGCGCGGAGACGGCCTAGATTTTTCAATCTTCTCAATGTTTTCGTTTAGCCGTTCTAGTTCCTTTACCATTGCGGCACATAAATCATGGTTTGAATCGCAATAAGCGATCATTCTTTTTTCAAATTCGGTCACTTTCTCAAGGCCGCACACGCCGCTTGGATGTGATGAACCTCGCAGTCTTGACGGGTCATGTCTTCTAAAGCCGAACTTGTAGCAGCGAAATAAAGAAGACTAACGCCGATACCAAAAATAAAAAGCTTCATGGGGTTGATTGCTTACATATCTAATATACACCTCTACACGCCCGTGTCAATAGTCCGTACATCTCCATTTAAAAGAGGGGGTTTAATCCCCCTCGTAATCTTCAAGAAAGTCGGCCAAATTCTCAGGAAGGTTATAAATTCGGATCTCCTCAAGATCTCCGTTGTCCGTGATCGCCTTAGCCAATGCCTTAGCGGCGGCGATAGTTGATTCGTGCATGGAAAGAAATGCGTGAACTTGTTCATTATACACCCCTATACATCTCTGTCTACTTCCAGCCCATGAAGGTCGAGCCTTTATGCTGAAGGATCAAAAAAGTCAGGTCAGACCCGCACTGTTCGCACCAAAACTCAACAGCAATAGCACCTCTTCCTCTGGGGCTAGGATTATCACTGTCTTTAGTCTCTGTATCGACCCACAACTCTTTATGCTCGTCTTTGATTGTTACGCACTTTCCTGATAAATCATCTTCGTGGGTGGGCCAGATTCTATACGTTTTCTGATGAAGATTATTATCCCCAGGAATTACAAAGTTTTCATCGACTGGCTTTTTCTTTATGCAAAGAGGGCAGGCAATACCCCACTCGATTGAAAATGGATTGGACATGATTTCTTTGGGGTTGTAGTTCTTATTGTAAACAGGCAATAAAAAAGAGCCTTGCGGCTCCTTAGTGTGCTTTGGAAAAAACGTTGTAACCGTTATTCCTTAACCAGCCAACGGCTCTTCCAGAATCGCTTGCGTGATAGGTGATTTGTGTTGTAGCAAATCCGCCTAGCTGTTCAAGACCTTTGTAACCTTTTGGGCTACATGCTGAGAGAACGTGGTTCGTTGAACCGAATCCGCCTGTCCAAAGAATTAAATCCATGATTACCGAACTAACTGTCTTTATTATACACCTCTTTACACCTCTGTCTGCCTCTGTTACAAATCGGCAATAAAAAGCCCCGACTAGCGGGGCGGTGTTTTACGAAGATAACTGTCCGAATTTGTACCCGTCAGGTTGTTCATCGTTCAGCTTCTTCATTTCAGCTCTTGCTTCTTTTAAGAGCTTTTCATATAAGTGGCATTGCTCTGAAAGCGATTTAAGCAATGTTTGATTGACAAGTATTTTTACACAGTCAATGCTGCTTAATTCTTCTGAGTTTGGCATTGGAATAACCTTTAATTGTGTACGAATTAACTATGCTTGATTCATAGTTTGAAAATGTTTTTTTCGTGCGAAAGACCAAAAAAAAAGCCCCTTGCGGGGGCGGTTGGTTAAAAAAGAATTGCCGTTATTAGTGAAACTCCAGCAACTACAAATAGAAAAGTAACTTCGTTTTCTAAATTTTTAACCCTGCGGCTCAAGCCTTCGTTGCTTGATTCGAGATCTTGATTCTTGGAGAACAAAACGGCTCTTGTCAATTTTGAAGGAATCTTGACGGCTGATGATGTCATATCAAAATGGGGTTGGTGACTTCCTTACTATATACATGCCTGTACATCTCTGCACACCTCTCTTTGCGAAATGAAACAATTGTTAGATTTGCTCGGTTCTCCCTTTGTCTATCGTAGTCCTACGGGGCTTCAAGGTTTCAGGGCTGGTCTAATGCAGCTTTCTTGTAAGAAGTTACAACCGTTAGCAGATACGAAAAGCCATGTGAAGAAAAGCGTTTTAGTCGATAGAATAATTGCGGACATGAAATAAGGGCAGCGACTAACTACCCTTACTTCTTCTCTATACATGGGCAGGGGTGATGGGGAACATTCCATCCCATGTAAACAAAATGTAACTTTAATCAGGCGATCTGGCAACTTCAACGGGAAAGCCTTTAGAGCGTAGATCTTTTATTCGATATTCCTGAATCTTACTTAACCGTCCCTTCAGTGCCTTCACTTCAACAAATCGCACCTCATTCGGCTTAAGCAATAGCAGATCAGGATAGCCATTTTTATTTGTCTTTAAAAGTTTAATTACCTCGTATCCTTCCCGTTCGTATTTTTTCACCAGCCGCGCTTGATAATTCGCTTCTGATTTTTCTGTAATGAGTAATCGAGAAATTTTCTTTTTTTCGGACTGTTTTATAAATTCGAGTTTCAATTCCGTCCGCCGCAAATACATACCTAATTCTAGGCGGGTCGTTAACATCACGCCCCAGGAAGCTCGCGCGATCTCTTCCTTGAACGTAAGAGAGAGCTGCATGGTCTACACCCAAGAAAATAAGATACGTTGCACTACTTAAATTCACTCCTTCACGGCTGGCTCTGATCTGCCCAATAAAAACTGCATCCTTATTTGCATTAAATTCTTCTGGGCTATCGGTTGCATTAGAGAATGTTTCATATAACATTTTTCGTTCTGCTTCATAGCAGTACATGATCGCAATCTTATGGTTTCCATACCGTTGCTTGATGTATTCAGCTTTTGACCGATCAAAAATTATTCCTTTAGCGTTTCCTTCCGTCAGGCAGGTTCCACAATAGATTTGCTTTAATTTTGAAAGGCGTTTAGCTCCCGTATCGGCAAGAATTGTTTGACCTTCAACTTCAGCAATTCCGTCATCAATAATTTCCTGCGCTAATCGGTAAGTTGTTTCGTTCATTTCTACATATCGAACAGCTTCATCAATCTTCGTCTCAAACCCTGCATCCTCTTGAGTCATCCGCACGACATACGGATCAATATCTTTTAATATCAATTCTTTATTAGCGTTCGAGTAATCGTTTACCGTTTGGCCTGTGCCCACATATTTTTGACAGATGTCAACATAACCTTTTTTAGCCCACTCATAAAAATTCTTATATTGCGCCCAAACTGGTCTATGTAGAGTTAGCTGATGGTAGAGCTGGCTGTATGACTCTGGTGAAGCAGTACCACTCATTAAAAGCACCTTCTCGTAACTCATCTTTCTTAAGTTCTTCCATCTGCCCGAAGGCTTAGGAAACGCACCGATGCAATGTGCTTCATCGACAATTAATAACTGCCAAAATGTCCATGCTACTTTTGGCAACCGTTCATAGTTAATAACCATTACCCGATCCTGCACTCCTAAAGCTTTGGCATCTTTTTCAATGCTTGGGATTGCTTTTTTCTTTGTAACCAGTAAGCACCGTTGGATGCCTAACCGTTCGATCAAACTTAAAGCGCAAGCGGTCTTGCCAGTTCTTACCTCACCCATCAAATATGCAAACTGTTTTCGTGCGAGTAACCAATAAAGCTTATCGGCTGCCTCTTTTTGGTATTTTCTTAACTCCATCTTTTTACAAAATCAATGTTTACTTGTTTGCTTTCTAAGCCGAGCTTGCAAGCCATCGTTACTTTTGATTTATCGACAAATTTGTTTAGAACTTCGATTTGTACCTTGTAACTTCTCCAGACGTTATAAAACTCACCGAAGCCCCATTCTTGGCCGAGTTCAATCGAAACAAGATTGCAATCGGTCTTCAACATTTCCTTAGCAGAACGTGAACCCGCCGCATCTATGATTTGTTGCCACAGTTCTCGCTGCTCATATTTAGATATTTTCATCTTTACACCGCAATTAAAAATACTGTGACCTTTTTCGTACCGAGTTCTCTTTGACATGCTTCCTCTAGATAGTTTCTTCGTGATTGGATCATATTGAGCCATTTAGTATTGGCTTCTATTTCTACGCGGTAACTCTTCCAGAAAAATCTACCGTCCTTATGAATTGCTCTTAACCGACACGCTTGAGCCAGTAGCATTTGCATTGATGGTGATCCTGATGCCGTGATGATCCGTGACCACCTTTCATCAATATCACCCTTGAACATCTTCATTTGTTGACGGGGTTGGTTATGGTGCTATCTTACACATATCTACTACTAAAACAACCCCAGTGGACTTAGACATCGAATTGAAAACAATCAACACTCAGCTCACCAGAGAACAAATCAAATGGTTAGACGAAAACAAGCCGCCTGAACTTTCAAGAGCTGGTTTCATCAGAACAATCATCCGCCATGAGATGACAAGGAAAGATTTACAGCTTGACGCTTACGAGTCTCAACTAAAGAGATAACCGATGGATATTAAAGATGAGTTGCTTCGTTTACCGAAGTCATGGGGGTTTGTTGCCGTTCAAAATAAACGCCCCTATCAAAATGATTGGCAAAAGAACCCTTTAACCCGTTCGCAGTTATTTAAAGAAATATCTGAAGGTCGTTCGACTGGAATAGGTGTAACTTGCGGGGAAAATAGTGGCGGTCTTCTTTTCCTCGATCACGATGGTCAGTCTGCATCAGAAATCCTTACAGAGATGGGCTTTTCTGTTGGTTCTCTTCCTCCTTCTTGGATGGTTACATCTGGGCGCGTTGGTCGTTTTCAACTGATTTATAAAGTCCCAGAAAAATATTGGCCGAAGATTAAAACACGTAAATTCCAGACAGGTGTAAAAGATGAAGATGGATCTGTTGAACAGTTAGAACTCCGATGGAATGGGATGCAATCAATCGTTTGCGGCAAGCATCCGATGACCGATGGATACCGTTGGATGGATGGTCGCTCACCTGCTGACCTTGAATTAGCTGAAGCACCGTTAGCCATTATCGAAAAGATGATGGATCAACAAGAAAAGAAGAAAGCAACACCCGTTCAGGTTTTTAATTCAGACATTGACAAGGCTCGTTCCCTTCTTCAATCAATCAACCCAAGTCGCCTAGATGACTATGACCAATGGTTAAAAATTGGAATGGCTGCTCACTCCGCAGGAGATTCACTCCTTGCCGATTGGGAAGACCTTTCAAGCAAGAACAGCAAATACAAACCAGGCGAATGTGCAAAGAAATGGGATTCTTTTAAACGCTCTGGCATCTCACTCGGTACACTTCAAAAATTTGC